CGCAATTCGGGACTGGTATGGGGTCTGGTATCACATCATCGCAAGGTATTGCTACCGGTGCGTCTAATGCGATGAAACAGATGATTAATGCATCAGTTAACTCGCTGGGCCACGATGGACAACATGCCGGATCACAATTTGGGACCGGTGTGACTAGTGGTATTGCTAGCCAAAACGGCGCGGTACACGGTGCGTCAAGTGCCTTGAAGTCATCGGCTCACAGTGGAATGACTGGCGGATATAGTGGAGGTTATAGCGCTGGTATGTCAATCGGCGAGGGTATGATGAGCGGTATCTATGCTATGGCTGGATCGGTTGCAGCAGCAGCAGCCAGCATAGCAAGTAGCGCAGTAGCTGCTGCTCGAAGCACCTTGCGGATCAATTCGCCATCGAAAGTTTTTAGAGATCAAGTCGGTCGTGCTATCCCGGAAGGTATGGCAGTAGGTATTGAGAAATACGGCTACTATGTCAATGATTCCATGACTGACTTGGCAAATAAAACCATAGAGTCTGGCAAGAAATACACAGACGGCTTTGGCTTTAATTTGCCAGGTCGCGGTGATCTTGTAAGTGGTCTAACTGATACACTAGCTACGCGCTTTGGCTCTGTAGGCGCTGGAAGCTCAAGCTCAAACGTCACTAACAATTACACACTTAACGCAAGCGGTACGGCTAATGATAACTTCTTTAGTCCGGAAAATATGCGACGGCTATTGCGTGAGCTTGCTTATTATACAAATTTGGAAGGAGGTAGAATGGCATAATGGGAACATTTACATTTAACGGCACATCAAGCACTACTCACGGCTTGCGAGTGACTAACGACTACGTCATTAACTCAACCGGTAACGATGTCGAAACAGTAGCGGTTCCCGGTCGCGATGGTGATCTATTGATCTCTAAGAATCGTCTTAAATCAGTGACACTAGAACTGCCTTGTACCGTCCTTTCAACACGTAATCTCACGGACGCAGGCAGTGAAATTAGTAACTGGCTCAATGTGGACGGCTACAAAGACTTGACTCTATCCTGGGACCCAGATTTTATCTACCGTTCAGCATTTATTGAGACGTTCGAGATTGCTGGGCTTATGCGCCAGTTTGGCAAGGTCAAACTGAACTTCTTGACCTATCCAGTCAAATTCTACAAGCAGGGCCGTTCTACTCAAACCTTATCTAATGGCACTACAGTAAACGGCATCGGAAATATCAATGCAAAACCAATCATCACTCTAGTCGGGTCGGGCGATTGTACGCTCACTATTAACGGTCGTAAGACTAAGTTAAGAGGCGTGCAAGGTAAGATTACTCTTGATATGCAAGCAAACCAAGTATACAAGGATAATCTACCAGCGTGGGATAAGGTAGTGCGGTCTCCGCAATTTCAAATGCCTTATTTGAACGCTGGACGGAACTTGATAAGCTGGGACGGTAATTTTGCCGTGTATATGATACCGAATTGGGGGGTTAAACTATGAGGCCTATACTATTTAATAAAAATGAGCAGTCATTTGATACGTATGGTCTCGGTGAACTTAACGTTACCAAAGGTACGGTAACACGGGAACGTAACGGGAATTATACGCTATATGCCGAAATCCCCACGAACGACCCAGCAACGGCAAGCCTTGAGAAAGAAATGAAGCTAAAGGCTGATGCTGGACTACGTACTAAGAACCAAACCTTTGAAATTTCACGGATCGTAAAAGATAGCAGTAACATTGTTAAAATCTACGGTCAGCACATCAGCCACAAGCTGGAATATATGGCATTGGTAAATGGCAGGGCCTTTTCTGGTTCTGCTTTTACTGCTTTAGCAACGTGGCACAATGCGACTATCGGTGACTTGCGCTTTGATGTATGGTCGGATATTCAAACCACTGGAAAAGGTGTGTTTGATATCTCTAAAATGGAGAATGCCCGTCTTGCCCTTGGTGGTGTCGAGGGATCTATTTTAGATATTTATGGTGGTGAATACGAGTTTGACAATATGACCGTGCGACTGCATAAGCAGTTAGGACGTACTGCACCAACCGTATTAGAGTATGGTCGTAACATCTTATCCGCTGAATCAGATGAAACGATTGAAAGCTCATATACTAGCGTGTTACCATTCGCCACTTATACCCCAGACAAGCCAGAGGGCGACACTAGCGATAGTCAACCAGACCCTGTAACAGTCACGCTCCCAGAAAACTACGTAGATAGTAAGTACAAGGCTCTCTACGCACATCGTAGAATTAAAGTCGTAGACTTTTCAAGCGAGTTTAAATCCGATAGCAAGAGCAAAGATATCCCAACTCCAGATAAGTTGCGTAAACTTGCTACGGATTATATGGAGCATAACGCAATCGGTAAGCCTAAGATCAATATTAAGATTGAGTATGCTGATTTAGCTAAAACACTTGATTATGCAGATAATGGCTGGATTGAAGAACTAGAACTATGCGACATCGTACCTATCTACTACCCACAGATCGGGCTTACAGACGAGACTGCTAAAGTAACCACGATCACTTACGACTTTATCAATGAACGAAATGAGAGCGTAGAATTTGGTGATATTGGTACAAACGTAAGATCCACTATGCAGAGCGGACTCGCTGGCAAGGTTGATGATATCGCTAAAGCCCAGCAAAATTTTGAGAATAGTTTGCCAGATTATCTTTTGAATGCTCAAGGTAACAAGGTTTGGTATAACCACCCAGACGACAAAGAGCATAAAGTCGGTGATATCTGGTTTGAGAAGAACGGTCTCTATGACCGTATGTATGTATGGAACGGCTCTCAGTGGGAAAAACGTATCGACACAGAAGATGTCGATAAGATCAAGAAAGAGGTTGATAAACAGCTTGAACAAGCCAAGCAGTCAACTGCTATCGAGATTGAGAAGGCAAATGCAAAAGCACAGGAAGCGCTGATTAAGGCTGGAACAATCCCAGATGCTGGGAAGTTGTCAGATCAGATTAAGACGCTGATTTTAAATAGTCCAGATCTGTCACGTAAGGTTACGGAAACCTTTAATAACGCAGATAATGGGGACACGATTTATAGTAAAGTGTATTCCAAGGTAGCAAAGAATTTTGCGACCAAGGGTGAATTTGAAAATATAGACCGTGTCCAGAACAGCATGGGTCAAGACTTAATCGGCCTGTCTAAAAAAATCGAAACGCAAACTGTAGAATTTAACAAGCTCACTGAATCGAACAAGCTATACGAGCGTATCCTTGGTACGTCTGAGACAGGCGCACCAGACAAGCTGTCCCGCTTGGTTATGTCCAGTGATATCTTTCAGACAGAGGTCGGGAAGTATGTTACAAGTGACAATAATTTGATTGTTAACTCAGAGACAATGGACCAAAACGTTTTAGTAAACGAAAATCGGCCCGGTGTGAATGTTTCTGTAAACAACGGAATTTTTACGATCAAGGCTCAAGGGCTAACGTCCGGTAACTGGTCGGGGTTCACGCTTCCGATTTACGTTCGCAAAATTTATAAAGGCGAAATATATTCAGTCGGTTTTAAATATCGTATTCGTGGTGCGCTTGATGATGATTTTAACGTTATTATTAAAAACCACGTTATAAATAGTGCAGCGTTCACGGCCACGGCCGGGCGTTCAAGCAGTCCCGTTTCTGACGAGTGGAAAGAGTTCCAAGGAACATTTTATATGTCCTCGGATTTTGAGTTTGGGAATCACAAATACTTACCATTTTATGTTTATCTTACTAAGAATGGCTGGGTAGAAATTAAAGAAGTCATGCTTGTCCGTGGATCAAGCACAGGGCCTTACAAGCCTAGTCAATTCGATGACGCGTTCGCAGAAACAAAAGCAGTACGGACGCAAGTGACACAGCTCGCTGGATCGTGGGCAGTTAAAAACCTCAACAGCAACGGTGATGTACTCAACTCAATCAACGTACTCGCTGACGGCAACAACCGAATAGATGGACGGTTAACACATATCACGGGGCAGACCGTGATAGATGAAGCAGTCATCGATTCCGCAAATCTAAAAAAAGTTTCAGCTAGTAAAATATCTGGTGGTGAGGCTGACTTTGCTAAAATCAACGTTGTCAACTTCGATGCTAAAAACGTGACGTCTGGGACATTTACAGGGCTTACGTTTAGAGGTGGTATGATTGAGTCCTTGAACGGTAATATGAATATCGACTTGCAAAAAGGCCAGTATAACGTGCTTGGTGACGAATCAGTGTTGCGAAGAATTGACAGCCTTAATTCATCCCAATTCATCAAGATGAAAAAGGGTGGGTTTGTCGCAGAACGTTTTAGAGATAGCAATGCTGCACTCATGGTTTTTGGTACAAACCACAATAAAGACCCTAAAGAAGTTGAACGGCACGACAACGAGACATTCGCAGGTATCCGTTTGTGGTCTGGTAAAGGCAATGGTGCGGAAGAAAGCCTTACAGAATTTATCGGCGACCGTGTACTTATCTATAATAATGGGCGATATCGTAGCCCGTGGAACTTTCACGGGAATACTAATGACGGGAACACTTACATTATCCCGATGAACCAAAACAACGTTAAACACTATATTGGACGTGGAGACTTCTTCCTTGAGGGGATTTATTCAAAACATTTCTACATAAGCGGTGGACGAGATATAGGTCAGTATCTATGGGATCTTCTCACTTGCTTTGGTATCATGAAACGTTATGGACAGATTAGTGGAGCCGCTAGTGGTCACGTCCAAGGTGTACTTGATAAGTATGGCTTTAAATAAGAGGTAATGAATGAACACAACAGACAAAATTATCAACGATGTCGCAGTCCAACTTGCGAATAAAACTATTGAGTGTGCTACCTATAAGGCGCACTACGAAGAAGTACAAGAACAACTAGCGCGAATTAACAACGTACTAGAAGCAGATGAAGCATTGAAAGAGTTATTTGATGAAGTAGCTCAGAAAGGATAATATATGACATTTAAAGTAGTAAACAAATACTTACAAGAAACTAACAAAACATTCGTAGCAATTCGACAAGATGCACCATACACAGCATTTGACCGTGTTTTAATCGGTGACCGTACCAACGAATCAGATGAAGTGCTGATCCAAGCCGTACTCGGTCAAGTTGCGACTGAGCTAAACCCAGCAGAGGGTGTGAAGAAGTTACAAGAAGACTTGCACGTACAAGCTCAAGAGTACGAAGCTAAACTCGCGAAGAAAGACGAAGAGATCCAAAAAGTGAAAGACGTGGCAGAGTGGAGCGTACTTGCACGAGTGACTGACGTCGACCACCCGCTAGATCCGACAGTCTTTAAACGTGGTCTCGAATTGGTAAACCTTGGCAAGACTGGTACAACTTATCCAGCACAAGCAATCTTCACGATTGAAGATCCAAACCATATTGAGAAATTCCAAGAAGGTAAGCGCGTCATGGTACAAGTGACCGAACCGTTCACTTACCAAGGGGAAACGCTTGAACAATTGGAAGCACTTCACCAAAACGGAAAACTCGGTATCTGGAAGTGGACTGAGCCAAAACAAGAAGAGCCAAAGCCGGCGGGAGAGCTTGAAACTCAACCGGTACAATAACCATCACTTTTCTTAAAAGGGGGTGATGAAATTGGACCTATTGGCACTAGTTGACAAGTTGACTCCCGTTTTAGTCGTGATTATTCCAAGTTATTTTTCATTTAAAAGTACCAAAACTTCCAAAGAAGCTGACAAACGTCTTGAGGGTCTATCTAATAAGATAGATACCCTCGAGAAGTCAGTAGGAAGCGTAGAAGAAATTGGGAAAGATAACCAACGGAATTTGACGATTATCGGGAAAGGCTTACAACGGCTCCAGCGTTTTCGATTGCAGGAAAATTTGAAGAACGCGTTAAAACGCGGACACACAAACCAGCACGAATTGGAAGAGTTGTCGAAATTATACGAGAGTTACGTCGAATTAGGTGGAAACGGAGCTATTAAAGTGCTTTTCGAGCGCTTTTTGGAATTAGAAATTAAAGAGGAAAAATAACATGGATCAAATTACAAGCATTATTACTTCTTCAGCTATGAGTATTTTGGTGGTATTAACTGGGATCGTGGTTCAAGCGATCAAGAAATACTTACTAATGCGCGGAGGTAAGAAAGCGATCGAGATCGTTGAGATCTTGGCTAAAAACGCGGTTAACGCTACAGAGCAGGTTGCGGATAAATTGGACATTCATGGCAAAGATAAACTCGAGCACGCTAAAACTAGCTTGATCGAGGGCCTCGAGTCGCAAAATATCCACTTAACAAATCAAGAACTCAATACGTTTATTGAAGCAGCGGTTAAAAAAGCCAATGACGAATGGAAGAAATAGGAGATAAGCAATGAGTGTACAACAATCTATCGTTAACGGCTTTATTAGTCGTCGCGGGCTGATTACCTATTCAATGCTCGGAAGCCGTAACGGGGCAGATGGCACGGGTGACTGCTCCGGTATCATGTCGCAAGTTTTAAAAGAAGCCGGAATCAATATCATCGGCTTACCATCAACGGTAACTCTTGGCCAGCAACTCGCAAACAACGGCTTTTACCGTGTGAGTATCAATCAAGACTGGGACGCACAACCAGCCGATATTATTCTTATGAGCTGGGGTGCTGATATGTCAAGTTCTGGCGGTGCTGGAGGCCACGTCGGAGTGATGATCGACGATACATACTTCATTTCGTGCGACTACTCAACACAAGGGGCAATCGGACAAGCTATTAATACTTATCCTTGGAATGACTATTATAACTGGAATAAACCAGCTTATATTGAGGTTTGGCGATACGCTGACACAGCACCACAGACAGCAAACCAAGCAAACACAACCGTACAACCAAAAGACAAAGCCTTTTACCAAGCGAACGAGGTTAAATACGTCAACGGTATGTGGCAAATCAAATGTGACTATCTCGCGCCCGTAGGCTTTGACTGGACCGAGAACGGTATCCCAGTATCAATGGTAAACTGGGTCGATAAAGACGGAAATAACTTGCCAGACGGCGCAGATCAAGACTTCAAAGCTGGTATGTTCTTCTCGTTCGAGCTCGATGAAGTCAATATCTCGGACAC